TAATTCTTGTAGTTTTTCCAGTAATCGCTTTTTTGCCATTTTTAGTCTCCTATGCATTTATGCTGATTTTACATAACTAACTAGTATGAAATCCCCGGTTGTCGGGGCAGTTGTGAAAGTAATCTCGTCGTCATCTGTCACCGTGTAGTCGAACGCTCCGGCTGATCCAGTACGCTGCAAGATTCCGTTTTGAAACACTAGGATCGAACTAGTAAAAGAATTAGCGCTGAGCGTGTACACGGTATTAGCACTGTTAACAAGCCCAGAGGGTGTTTCGTTGTAAGTAGTATTAGATATAATTGCGTTGTTGATCGTGTCGCCGTCCAAAGAGCCAGTAACGGTAATGGTGAGTGCGTTCCCTGTATTAGTAGCAGTGATGCCTGCTCCAACGAAGTTTAGCGAATCAACACCTGTTGTTAATTCGACGCCCTCATCGCTAGCGGAGATAGCGCTAGCATTTACCGTCACTGTTACGTCGTTTCCTGACGTCGTTGCTGTAATAGCGCTGCCGACGAAGTCAATGGAGGACATGGCGGTCGTGAGATCGACCCCCTCCTCTTTTGCGGTGATAGCGCTAGCTGGAACATCGACAGTGACCACATTACCGACGGCTGTGGCAGTAACACCAACGCCTGTGAAATCGATCGTTGTCAAGGCTGTTGTTAGATCAACACCCTCGTCCTGGATGGTGATGTCGGTACCTCCTCCGCCGCCTGCAGAACGAGGGGTGGGCATGAGGGGCACCTTGGACCTACGTGGGGTAAGTTCCCGAGTACCATGAGTCACTGTGACTGCTTCGCCGCCTCGAAAGAAGGATCTGTCAGTCCAATCGGGTATGTCCCCGAGCATGACGTGCTCCCGGGGCAATCTTATTTCTACAGGGTTTTCGCGGCGGGCGAAGTGGGGGCGATCCCTATTTTTACCCTCTCCAAAAACATAGCCGAGGACATTAATGGTGATCTTGGTGTTATAAATCCTCTCATCCTCTCCTAAAGAACTTGCATTGTTATCGAATGCAAAGTTTTGCTCAAAAAAGGCTTCATAAGTATGTCCACCGTTCTCAACGATAAATTGAGTGACTGCTCCGGTGTACGTCATGAACGGAGTAAGAATTTGGTTCATTTGTTCTTGATACTGAGTACGGATACTCACTTCATAGGTAAGATTTAGGTAGACCGGAGTAGGAATTGAGTAAATGTCGTATACAACTTTGTTAGTTTTCCTTCCTCTCGTATTAAAGTTAACCTTACCAGTACCAACATCTCCAAACTTACGTGCAGAAGAGGCATCAGCGAAATCGCCAGTCTTTCCAGCATTAATTTTACGAGCAACGACATAACGGCCCCCCACGCCGCCGATGGGGTCGTCCTTTTCTGGAAGATTTGCTTGAATTACGCCTTTTCTTCCTAGGTCTTTCTCAACGGCTGTACGTTCGAATGTGAGGATCGGCAAGATGAGCGCCCCATCATTATCACGGAGACCTTTCTCGTGCTTTATTTGGTAGGATCGCTCGGTGCTAACCCATAGCACTGGTACTTCCTTCCACCCGTCGTTGGCTTCTACAAAATTCTTTATCTTTTCCCCAAGCCAACGTCCCATAGCGAAGTCAACGTTTTCTAAGCTAGCCGGTCTATACGGTATCTCTACACCATAATCGCCCGCTAGCAGCTTTTGAGTACTGTTTATAAGCTTGTTGTCACTATCACTTGGCATTGAACAAGTCCTCTCTTGCTCTTATGCACTTAGCAGATATCTGCACCTTGTGATCTATCTGTCCGAACATTAAGTCAGGGAGCGACCATGATACGATCTCATAAAAGAACTCACCAAACTTAACAAAATCTCCTTCCCGAACATATAAATCTTGATCCTCGGAAAGTCTACGATTGTGGAAGTGAATCGTCATTGAAGACCGTCGATCGACACCATATTGCTCTGTAGTTGTCTGGTGTCCTTCCCAATCGATTAGTGCGAACACACGAATAGGAGGTAAAAAGGTCTTAACCGGAGCTTCGCCGTATAGAGGATGGAAATCGGTATGCTCTATATTAATGGGGTAGTATAGAAGTTGTTGTCCGATGACGCGCTCCAATAGCTCATCGTTAACTTGCTTAACGAAGTCGCGTTCTTTCTTCCCCGTAAATAAAGGAGGGGGAGGATTTGGGGGTTGAGACCACTCATCAGACATTACTTATGTTATCCCTTATACACCAAGTGCGGTACGTTCTTGAGTACGGTGGAAGCTGACTCCATTTTCTCGGCCTCAAGAGCGGCGAGTTTACCGTAAGTAAGCTCATCAAGTGTTGTTTTAAGTTCTTCGCGGAGCTTTTCCTGTTCTTCTTTCGCTTGAGCAAGTAGATCTGAGGCGTTTAGTTGTACATCACTACCAGGAATTGGTAGGGTGGCAAACTTGCCCCTAACCTGACCAAGCATTTCTTTTGCTAACGCAAGCGCAAATCTTCGGATCCACTGTTTGCCAATACTATTGATACTAGCATACGGGATGTTTTCAAACGGCAGCGTATTCATATTATTAATTCCGAACGCTCCGTCTTCTTTGTCTGAGTCCTGATCCCATGGCTCTGTTGGGATTGTGAATTGAATCCAGTATTTGGAGACGCCCACATCCGATGCTAGCGGGGGAGGGAAAAGCCTCAAAACGTTATTTCGAATCTCATAAGAGTAGTGTGAAGTCCTTGTATACATAGCATCTTGAAATGCCATATTCTGAGCTTTATTCTGCCACACGGGAATGATCTGATAGGTCGAGTCATCGGCAAACTGACCATACGTTGACAGGTTTCCTACAACGTTTACCCCACCATAATATCCATAGAATCTCCACATGGCACGAGGGGTTTTATAAAACACTCTCCTTATTTTAATGCGTTTGTTGTTAACCAGTTCAAAGTAAGGGACATCAGCATCAGTCGCAGCTGAGGAGGAGACTATATTTTGTAGGTCATAATCCTGGAGTCCTGCGACGGGAGTGAGAGATGCCGAATAAATTGTATCGTCGCCGCCTTCTGCGACCATGGTGCCGACACCTCGGCTGATGCGTTGGGAATACTCAAACTTAGTCTTTGGAAAGCGCAGTTCTATACTGGAACCGGATAGGGCATCCCCTGATACAATCTGCCCATCTTCATTAAACGAAGCGGTGGAAGCACCTAAAACATCAGAAAGTACATTTTTTGCTTGATGTACGTTTACTAGATATGAATATTCTAAAACTGATTCTTCGTACGCTGCATAGACTTGGGAGGCGGAAATCTCAACGTCCAATATATCGCCACCCAACTTCTTGTAGGTGTACGCAACTTGGTCTACTGCGCCCGAAACAAACGGAGCGCTGTCATAAATACCAAAAACTAAATTACCGATAACATCGCTATGCGTACCAGTAGGCGTGAGTACGACCGCACTGATCTGGCTAACTGGAGTTAAGGTTGGGACTGCCATAAATTTCTATCCTCCGAAATAAATAGTATCTATAAAAACAAAACCCCGCTCTCTCACGAAAAGAGAGCGGGGCTCTGATTTTTTATGTCTTAGACTCTCTTAGATCAAGTCTTCAACAACCACTAGACCGTACATGTCGGGTCTAACCATCTTCTTCGCATAGCGAGTCATGACACCCTTGCGAGGCACGAAGTCCTCAGGGCCAAAGATGGTGGGAGTGACCTGCAGAGGCACATATGGTGCATATACAAATCCGCTCTCTAGGAAGCTATTGCCCTTACGTCCAACCAGAACGAGGTTCCGGATGAAGTAGGGGTCAACAAAGACATCCCATTTCTTGCTGAGGTTACCAGTATTGACGGCACCAACAGTGCCCTTGGTATCATCAGCAGTGACGTTGGCACGGAAGCCAGACGTGAACTCCAGGAGGTTAGCAACCTCAGGAGCCACGACGATGAAGTTCGCACCGCCACGGAGGGTCTTCCGGTGAATACGGGCAGACACATCGTTGATGGTTTCAACAAGAGTCTCGTACCACTCGGAAACGGTACCCGTGAACTCTGGGAAACCGGTGGAGTCAGCGGCTTGCTCTAGACCTGCCCCTGTCTCGCGATTCACAAAGTTACCAGGCAGACGTGACCAGTAGAGAGTTCCA